TAGCAATTGGCATTGGCCCTCTACGGAGGATACCCTTTGCCGTCTAGACGGTGGGAATAGACCACAAAAATTTCAAGATCTTGGATAGGTTATATCAACATTTATTTTATTTAATTAGTTACAATGAACACTAATCTAGTACAGCTAGGTCAACAGAATCTTGCTGGTGATAAGCGTTCTCTTTATCTTAAACTCTTCAGTGGAGAGATGTTTAAAGGGTTCCAACATAACACAATCGCACGTGATCTTGTCACGAAGCGTACACTCAAGAACGGCAAATCTTTGCAGTTCATCTACACAGGTCGCATGACCAGTTCGTTCCATACTCCAGGAACCCCAATTCTAGGTAACTCTGACCAGGCACCTCCAGTGGCTGAGAAGACGATCACTATTGATGATCTTCTGATCAGTTCTGCCTTCGTCTATGAGCTCGATGAGACACTTGCTCATTACGAATTGCGTGGTGAGATCTCTAAGAAGATCGGCTATGCACTTGCAGAAAAGTATGACCGTTTGATCTTCCGTGCTATCGCTAAAGGTGCACGTGTTGCATCTCCTGTCGCTGCTACTAACTTTGCAGAACCCGGTGGTACACAAGTTGCTGTCGGTACTGCAGAAGCTGATGCATACAACTCAGCAAAACTGATTGGTGCTTTCTACGATGCAGCCGCTGCTCTCGATGAAAAGGGAGTCAGCACTGACGGACGTGTGGCAGTTCTAAACCCACGTCAGTACTACGAACTGATCCAAGCTGTCGGTACTAACGCTCTTGTAAACCGTGATGTACAAGGCACTGCCTTGCAGAGCGGTCAAGGCATCGTTGAGATCGCTGGCATCAAGATCTTCAAGTCAATGAACATCCCGTTCTTTGGCAACTACGGTGTTAAGTACGGTGGCGCTGTCACCACTCCTGGTAACACAGGTGACTTCATCGGTAGTGACACTGCACTTGAAGATGGCGGCAGTGCAGCCGGTATGAACAACAACTACGGTGAACAGAATTCCTTTGATACCACTTGTGGTCTCGTGTTCCAACGCGAAGCTGCTGGTGTTGTTGAAGCAATCGGTCCTCAGGTCCAGGTGACCAGTGGAGACGTGTCTGTTCTGTACCAGGGTGATGTGATCCTTGGCCGTATGGCTATGGGTGCAGACTTCCTGAACCCTGCTGCTTGCGTCGAGCTGTATGCAGGTTCTTCTGCTCCTGCTGCGTTCGGTGCTACCTACCCAGCAAACGCTTAATTTTATCCAACTATGGGGATCCTTCGGGGTCCCTTTTTTTTACTTATATGACTACTCCCTCCACGATTTCACTCGATACCGAACTATCCGCAGTCAACTCAATTCTGGGGAGTATCGGTCAAGCCCCAGTAAATTCTTTAAATCATACTAATCCTGAAATTGCCATTCTGCATAACATTTTACGTGAAGTAAATATTGACGTACAAAATGAAGGATGGTCCTTTAACACTGAATATAATCTCAAACAATCTCCAAATATTGATGGTCATTATATTGTTTCTCCGAATGTAATTAGATATGATGTCACTGATGGTCAGAACATTAAGACTACAGACGTAGTCAAAAGGAATGGTCGTCTATATGATAAGTACAATCATACAGATGTATTTACTACCGATCTTTATTTAGACGTAGTGACTCTATATGAATTTAATGACTTGCCTTCTGTATTCCAGAGGTACATCACACACCGAGCATCAGGTCGTGCGGCCACGCAACTGATTGCTAACCCACAACTGGTAGATCTACTCAGTACACAAGAGGCACAGTCACGTGCAGCTTGTATGGAATACGAATGTGATCAAGGCGATCACACCTTTATGGGTTGGCCTGATGGCACGTCCTATCAAGCATATAAACCACATCATGCACTAAGTCGCTAATGACAAGTATCACTCAAACAATTCCAAGCTTAATTGGTGGCATTTCACAGCAGCCTGATCAATTGATGCTTCCAGGCACAGTTAAAGAATTAGTCAACTTAATTCCTGATATAACAGAAGGTCTGGTTAAACGTCCTAGCTCCCAATATCTAAATACATTAAATGGTGCTACTAATGATGGTGCTTGGTTTAGTTATTACCGAGATCAGGTTGAAGGTGCTTATATAGGTCAGGTGCAGCGAAATGGTACTGTCAATGTGTGGCACGCTAATGATTATGTTTACACGGATACAAATGGTACTACTGTTACTGTAAGTGCTGGGTCTTCAGTTCTAGTTATTGATGCTAGTGTTCATACAGGATATTTAGCTCATAATGCTAGTAATGCTCTTAAGTTTTTAACTGTTGCTGATACAACCTTTGTTACTAATACTACTATACCTGTTCAGATAGATACTAACCTGTTGTCATCTACTCGTGCAGCTTCAGTAGGTAGATCTTCTACGACTTCTACAGATATAACTGTTGAGGCGGACGACGAACACTTTCAAGCATATGTTGAGCTACGTCAGGTTTCCCACGGTAGGCACTATGCTTTTGATGTAGCTAGTCCTAGTGCACCTGAAGCATATACAACTGGTAGTGCTGCTACTGGTAGTGCTGCTAGAGGACCAGTTACTAAAATCAGTTTAGGTGTTGAAACAGATTCTCCTTTTCACCAAGTTAATAGGAATAATACAATACAAGACAGTGCTGGTAAAAATTTAGGTATTAGTAGGAATACCAGTGGCAATTCATATCAAGGTCTAGACCCTCAGCTCCCGTATCAAGGATCTGAAATTGTTACATGTACAAGCGGTACTGGATCAGGTATGATTGTCCGGCTGACTAATGTTGGTCAAGTGAATGTATCTAGATATGTAGGGTCTAGTATCAATGGTAGTGAGTATGTTGGTACTTACAATACTTCTGTAGAGCTTCTACATGGTGGAGATGGTTATAGACTTCTTACAAATAGTGGTACCCAATCTTATGCTACTGCTGTTCTAAAAGGTGTTACCTACAAAATCTTTATTGAGGAAATACAACCAATTAAAACAAAACTTGATTTAGGTACATTCAGACCTGAGCCAACAAGTTTTGACGGCAACCATACTATTTCTGCTGACAGCGTACTTGATCTAGATAAAGCAATCTCTTCACTTACGCCTCATGTTGAGAAGATTGGTAATGGATTCTTCCTTTCTCACAGTTCAGCCTTTAACGTAACCTCACCAGAACCTGATCTTTGGAGAATCACATCAACTGAAGTAAACGATGTAAGTGAACTTCCAAGGCAGTGTAAACATGGAATGGTTGTAAAAGTTGTCAACAGTAGTGACTCCCAAGAAGATGACTTTTATTTAAAATTTGCTGGTGATAACGATACTGATGGTCCCGGTAAGTGGGAAGAGACTCTTCGACCTTCATCTCCTTCAGTTGATGTTTACCGTCGAATAGATTCTTCGTCGTTGCCTGTAGTTATTCAGCGTCGAAATACAGCTCCTGTTAGTTTTAAAGTAAAAATTCCAACAGCAAATAATAGTGCTATAGCTTGGGAAGATAGGGAAGTAGGTGATGACAATACTAATCCTTTTCCTACATTTATTGGAAGAAAATTATCACAAACTTTCTTTCACAGAAATCGTCTTGGGTTTTTATGTGATGACAACGTTATTCTAAGTCAGGCTGATAAAATCTATAACTTCTTTAACAACACTGCACTTGTAGTGTCTGGTAATGATCCTATTGATATTGCATCTAGCTCTACACAACCAACTAAGTTTATTGATTGCATTGAGACAAATACTGGGCTGCTTATCTTTGGTGAAACTCAACAATTTATGTTGCATACCGATAGTGATTCGCTTACACCGGATACAGCCAAGTTATCTAACATATCTACATATAGATATACCCCAGAGGCTTCACCAATTAGTCTTGGTACTACTGTTGGTTTTTTAGATACCGCTGGATCATACTCTCGATTCTTTGAGATGTTTGATATTAAAAGAGAAGGAGAACCACAAATTGTTGATGTAACTAAAGTTGTAGCTAAACTCCTCCCCAGTGGTATTGACATTCTTTCTATTAGCAGAGAAAATAATATGATCTTCTTTTCGGAAGGAGGGAAGCCTGACATGTATTTATATCGATACTTTAATACTGGTTCTGAACGTCTCCAAGGTGCTTGGTTTAAATGGCAGTTTCCGTTTAATATTAAGTATACATTTGTTCTAGATGACAATCTTTATTTAGTGGCTTCAGACTTAAAATTATACACCCTTAATCTGCAGCCAAACTTTATTCAAGCAGATGGTTCTAATGGCTCAACTTTAGCTACTGATCTATTTACAACTAACACCTTCGATAAATTAGGTTATCCCTTAGCAACTGAAATTCATTTAGATGCTGCAGCATTCCTTACTGCTGGTACTTATAATAGCAATGACAATACAACTAATGTGAGTTGGCCTGGTTATATTGGTTTAATTGATGTTAATGGTAGCATTAGTATTGATACTGTATTTGCTGTTGATCCTGATACAGGTGAAAGGTTTACAGTAAAATCAAGTAATGGAAGTAATTATGTTTTTCATGGTAATTTTGCAGGAAAGGCAATTGTTATTGGCCATGCAGTAGTAAGTACTATTCAGTTTCCTACATTTTATGTTCGCACAACATCAGGAAACAAGACTACTTCTGATATAACGGCTTCACTTGTTATACAGCGTATTCATTATAACTTTGAACATTTAAGTTCTTTGAGTACGTTTGATATTGTTCTTGGCTCTCCGAGTTCAGTGGGTAATGTAGTAAGTATTGAGAAACCCATGACGCCTATTAATAGATACGAAGCAGATAATACTCTTGGGGACAAAAATGTTACTGTAACTATTCCAGTTTACCAGCGTAATACTAATTTAAGTTGTAATTTAGATTCACCTGATCCTGGTCCTTTTAGTCTAACGTCAGTGACTTGGGAGGGTGATTATACACCTATGAACCATAAACGTGTCTAACTTAATTCACCCAATAACTATGCAGGCTGCCTATGAGGTGGCCTGTAACTTACGTCCAGATGATTACAGAGAGGTAGTGGAGGGACATGGACATGACCCGAAGCTCACCTTACCTATAGGTGCTAAACAAACAGACTCTGTTTATTTTACGGTGCCATCAGGAGTAATTGCTGGTGCTGCAGGTGTAGGAAACAAAGGAGAGATCTGGATGTTATGTACACCTGCCATATCTACATTCCCTATTACGTTTGCACGGGAAGCTAAACGCTATATCGAAAGCCGACCTGAAGAGTTGCTTTGGAACATAGCAGATAAACGTAATACAACACACCTCAAGCTTCTCAAGTTCTTGGGTTTTAAGTTTCTTCGGGAATTAACTCATGGACCAAACAATTTAACCTTTATAGAATTTTGCCGTGTGCGAACCCGTTAGTACAGGAGCTGTATTACTTGGTGGTTTGTCTGCTGGGTCTTCAGCATTGGGTGCCATTGGTAGAAACCAAAGTGCACAAGCCCAAGCTGCTGCTCAAAACAGATCAATTGCTAACCAAGCAAATCAAAGAAACAGACAATATGAATTAGACAGTCTTCAAGGTATTGCTGACTATAACCAGCAAGTAGTGGATGTGTCTATGCAACAAGATGAGGCATCTCTTGCTGCAATGAGAGCCTTCTCTGAAGAGGACTTAAAGCTACAAGATGCCGAAGATCAGATACGTGTAGCTCAGCAAGAAATGGCAGCTAAACGTCTGGGTGTTAAAACAGCTAACGAAGGTGGTCGATCTCGTAGCTATGGTTTAAACGACATCAAAGAACAAGGCAGAGCAGAAGCATTACTTTACTCCAATCTTGAACGTCAAACAATTGCAAGTTATAGACGTAATCTTGATACTAAGCGGCAAGCTGATGCTCAACGTCAAAAACTATTTACACAGGTTGCTAATCCATATCGGCCAGGACCTGCACCAAGTCAGAATGTTGAGTTTGTAAAAGGTCCTAGCAAATTAGGACTTGTTGCTGAGCTTGGTGGTGCCGTTGTGGATGGTGTCAAAACAACAATGAGTCTAACCCCACAATAAATAATGACAAGTTCTTTTCAAGGAATTTCAGGCGGTGGTGGCGCTTTCAATCCATCGCAGCTAGGCGAATATGCCTCAGGTATTAGGCGACAAAATGAAATCACACAACGTGATACAAAGGCTTTTAATAACTCTGTCAATGCTAATGATAAAGCACGTATGGAGAATGCCAGACAGGCAGGATCTGACCTTATTGCTTTAGGTAAATTAGCCACCACGCTTACTAATGAGTTAGTTAAAAAGCAAGATGAAAAAAATAAAAAGGAAATGCTTAAAGGGCAGGAGGATGCTTGGCAAGAAGATAAACCTACTCCTGAAATTGATGAAGCTGATAAGCAATATGCTGCTGAAGAACAAGCGCATAACGATACCTATGCTGATGCTGATCCACTTGTTAGAGAACGTGTCAAGCAAAAAAGTGCTTGGTATAAGTATGGCTTAGAAGTTGGCCGACTTAAGAAAGCAGGTTCTGTTGGCTATAGCGATTACATGTTAAGTGTTCGTGATGATCAGATTCAAGTTGGTGATCGTACTATTGGTTATTCAACTGTTGATCCATCTGAACGCAGAGCTTGGCAAACCTATCACCGTACTCAATACCTTAAGCAATTTACTGGTCTAAACGAAGGTCTACAAAGCAAGCATCTTTTTTCTGGCATGAGAAAAGTAGAGGCTGCAGATGAACTTCGTTGGAATCAAGCTGCACGATCTACTATTGATGCTAATCAAAAAACAGAAGCATCAGATAATTTATTTAACTCTTTAATTTCTGGTGACTATGATTCTGCACTTGCTTGGACTAAAACAAATCAAGGTCTTTATGGCGGTGTAGGTAATGCACGAAAACAACTTGCATCAATTTTAAAACAACAAATTATTAATAGGCAGATTGATACAAAAACAGCTAATGCCTTCCTTGCTCATGAGTTCGATCATAATGGTATGGGGAGGACCACAATTGGGAAAGCCTTTGCGCGTGACTTTGGAGATCTTAAAGACACTATCTTT